AGAGTTGTGCCCGCGTGTCTGGCCTCCCAGGCTCGGCAAAGCCGGTGCCTGCGGCTGAGGGCTGCTCGTTCGGGGGCGGCGTATGCCTGGTCCAGGGCTGGAACTGGCGCAGGCGCTCCACGTCCGGCCAGGTCCCGGTAAACGTCAGGGCACGGTCATCGAGTGTCACCATGGCCGGCGGCTTCGCAACGGGAAAGCGCAACTGCGCACACAGAGATGGGCTCAGCCACCTGGCAAACCAGGCCTGCATCGCAGCGCGCCCGATGTTTTCGGCGCTACGAGAACTGTGAATGGACACCTCAAAGGAGGAGAGCGCGGCTTCAAGGAAGGCTTCGAGCCCATGCACAGGCGGATCGGGAATGACGTCCACCCCTTGCCAGCCGGACGTGTAGCTGTGGCAGACACCATCGAAATCGAGCACGAGGATTGGAAGTCCCATCGGTTACTCCGCCGTCGCGCCAGCTTCGGCTTCCTGCCCGTCCATCGCCAGCTTCTGAAACGCCTGAATTGCCTGTGCGGTCGCCCTGGCGGTGCGCATTTCTTCTTGCTGGCCACGCTGCGAGGCGCGGTGTTGTTCCCCGGCTTCGAGGATCGCCTGTGTCTCAGGACCGGGTCCCTGCGGCTGCGACGGGGGAGCTTGCGCGGCTTGGCTCGCCTGTTGCGCCTGCGCGGCCATCATCTGCTGCTGCATTTTCGCCTGCTGCAGTTGCCCTTCCTGCATTTCTTGCTGTAGCAGCACCTGCGTAAAGCGCAGCTGGGTTTCTAAGTGTGCGATGGCTGGCGGATAGAGCTGGTTAAAGTTCTTCTGGCCGTTGATTTCCCACATGCGCTTGAGGAGGAGGCGCGCCCCAATGGGGTAGCGCTCGATCAGAATCGGGAGCATTTGCCCCCCGAGTTGCATGACAACCTGGCGATCAAAAGGCAGCTCAGGATTGAGCGTGAGGCGCAGCACGTAGGACCCGGCGAGGTCTTCTTTGGTCACCTCTTCTTCCAGCATCACTTCTTGTTCTGGTTCAAGCAGTGATTCTGTGCCAGGGGGGAGAGGCGGCATCCCTGCCATGTCTGGAGAAGCCGCGCCACCCATGCCTGGAGGAGCCATGCCATCGCCCATCTCCAGCATGCCTCCCATGCCATTCTCAGGCCCTCCCATGCCTGCCATGCCTAGGGAGGCACCGTTCATCCCCATGCCCGCCAGATCCGGTGCCTGCGCAAACGGGGCCGCTTCGTCGAACAGCGGCCCATGCGCCGGCAGGACGCGAGGTGACTGACGAGGACGCACGCGTTTGAGTGGGACTTTCAAGCCTGGCGGGATGAAATACTGCCACAAACGCCAGTGAAAATCGAGGGGCGCAGAGTATTGCGCCCCTAAGTGCTCCACCAGGTCACTGAACGCCTCCCGGCTCTGTTGCAAGAGCAGCATCGTGCCGCCCATGGTACGCGGCGCGTTCGGCCTGCTCGGCTGACGCCCCAGCGAGACATCGGAGACGTGCAGGTCCGCCTCTATCTCTGCGCCCCAACCCTGCATCTGCTCCATAAAGTGCCGGTTCAGCGAGGCACGCGGGGAAAACGTCACCCCGCCCACATCGTTGACGGGGACCCCCTGGCCGGGCATGACTTGCCGGAGATCTGGCAGCTCGCCGGTGAGCATGGCGTTATAAAAGAAAAACGGCAGGATACTCACGTCGCCGTAGTTGATGGTTTGTTCCGCCAACCGGTTGAGCATATCTTGCGGCGTTCTGGCCCGCTCGGGCACCGCCATGCCTCTGAGCTGGCGCGGTTGTGCCCAGACCGTGACGGAGAAGAACGGACGCGTGGGGATGGGCTGATTCGGGAACAAATCGGTGAGGGAGAGCACCCGGCCTAAACACTCATCGTCGTCCACATCGGGATACCACGACACCACCAGGTCGTCTTCCGGGTCTTGCTCCGGGTTATCGAGGACAAAGCGCTCATACATCTCCACCACTTTGTATTCCTCGTGCGGCTCGGGGACTTGATGCCCCTCGCGCTCCGATTCGGTGCGCTCGCGTTCCGTGAGGGTCCGGGCGACAGGCTTGAGGGTGTCTTTGTCCGGGACGCGGAAGCCCTGGGCCTTCTTGCGCACCAGATCGTCCCAGCGCACCCAGAGTTCCTGGCCAAAATACTCGGCGTTCGGGTACTGACACCCGGTCGCGCCAGGCGGAATAATCAGCGTGCCCTCATCGACGTTGTCGATCCGAATCATGGTATCGGGCTGCACGTCATTCCAGGGCAGGCGCCACGGATAGACCTTGAGAAAGCCCGTGGAGTCGAGGAGCGCGTCGAACAGGGCCATTTTGCCGATATGCGCCCAGCCACCCTGGTCCGCATCATTGATGGCGTGGCGCAGGGTCCAGCGCTCCAGCTGCGTGACGCGCTGGAAGCGGTCCAGGGCGGGTTCGTTGAGCGGATCGAGATCGAGGGATTCGTAGCCGGGGAAAATCGCGCGCCATAAGTCGCCCCAGATTTTTTCCATCGTCCGGCGTGTATGGGACGTGAAGAGACGCGGCGCGCCCGGCCACGGGCCGGCGGGCCGCAGGGTCCAGTCGCTCAGGTAGCGGCGGTAGTGATCATCATGGCGCGTCGGCCAGTCGCCACGTCCGGCGATGCCCTTGTCGTAGTGCTCGCGCAGCTGCTTCACCAGCCGCGTGCGCTGGCGCCGATTGAGGCGTATCGAGGTGAGCTGGCCCGCATCAGAAATAGGCATACTCAGGTTTCCTGTGGCGCATAGGCGCAGGTGCAGCACCCCAGCCGCGCCAGGTGGTCAATTTCACCAAGCAAGTCACACACGCCGGCTTCGCCGGTCAGTGCCGCCAGCACCATACGCATGCGGGAACACGACGCACAGGCCGGGCCAGGACGCCAGACCGCCAGCAGGCGGTCGCGCCAGTCATCGCCTGGCCTCCGCGCAAAGAGGTAGCCAGTATCGCTGCGCTCATGGACCGCACGTCCGGTGCGCGGGTCGAGGTAGGAGACCACGGGGGAACTCCCCACCGCTGGGTGCGCAGGTTCCGGTGCTGGCGCACCCACTGGCTCCGGCGCGGGGAGGACCTCGTCCTGACGTCGGGAGCGTCGTTTGCGTGGAGGCATACTCAGGCTCCTGTGCCTCTGACGACAGTGAGGCGGGAATCACGGGCCATCTGCGACACCTTGCGGCGCCATTTTTCCTGCGTCGAGAGCGTCAGCTCGCGCCGGGTCAGCATGGCGCAGCCGTAGGCAAAGGCTTCCCCGACGTCACTCGCCTGCGATTTGACCCAGCGGTCTTTAATAATTCGTCCCGTCGTATCCTTGCCGTAGTGCCAGCCGCCCTCCAGTGCCTGAATCAGCACTTTCGCGTGGCGCCGGTCGATGCGAATCCAGGGGCGTCCAGAATGATAGCGACTCAAGCAGTCGTGCATCGGTAAGCGCCGGTCTTCGATACTGACCGGACCCGGCACCCACTGCTCGCCGCCCATCAGGTCAATAATCACGCGCGCCGCCGACATGGCGCTGTCCGACTGGTCTTCATTCGTCGTATTGGGGTCGCCGGTATGGATAAACGTCACCTCATCCGGGACGTAGAGCGCCAGCCAGGGCCGGATGGTCTTTTCGATGAGCTGCTTGACGCCCATGTTGACACCCTGGAACGCCGCAATAATATCACAAAATCCGCCAGGCCGAACACGCCAGAGGATGCAGGCTGGCGAGTGCTTCGGATCCCAGCTCGTAATCAGGCGCTCGCCAGCCTGCACCGGGGGGACCGCGTCCACCAGGTGTTCAGGCCGGAAGTTCGAGGCCACGGGCTCGCCAATTTTGACGTTGCCGACTTTGCCCTCGACCAGGCGCGCCACCAGGTCGGCACGCCCCAGCGCCAGCAGCATATCTCTGTTGCGCTCGCGGTAGCCTGGCGTTTTGAGGTCTAAGTGGTAATTTTCGCCCTTGGGAATGAGGAACACTTCGGACTGCGCCCGAATGCGCTCGATCGCGTCCTGGCGCTCACTATCCCAATCAGTCGGTTCGCAGCCGGGGAGATTCCAGGTCTGCGCCGTCCAGTCGGAGCCATCCGGGGGATTTTCGGCAATGATCACCAGGGGCTGGGCGCTTTTGCGCATGGACGTGACGGCGATCGCCAGCGCATCGCCAGGAATCCCGCCTGAGATATCTGCAGCAGGCGCCGGTTCTTCCATCCACACCCCGTCGCACTCAAACGACTGAAATTTCGAGTAATCACGCGGGTTGTCGCAGCCAAAGAAGAAAAATTCGACCACCGGGGCCTGTTCCGGGTGCAGCCGGATTTGCGCATATTCGGGCTCGAGGTCCTTCCCGACCCAAAAACTCGCCAGGCCTTCCGGGAACCATTCCTTGATCGTGGCGGCAGTGGTGAGGCCGAGATTACGCCGAGTATCGCGCAGGGCCGCGAACTTGAGCGGCCACCTCGCAGGATCTTGTTTCTGCGCGTGGGTAATAATCGTCATGAGGGAGCCACTCGATTTGCCCTCGCCACGACCGGAGACAAGTAAGCGGAAAATGGCCGGCGAGCGCATACAGCGCGCGATAGTCGGGGTGGGGGTGTAGATTTTAACCTGGCCTGGCGCTTCGTGTACGGCGTTCATCAGCGGTCCCCCAGAGACACGTGTGGCCTTGGGGGGAGAGCGGGCAGGCCTGATTGCTGCAGAAAGCTTGCCGGCCACTCTCAGCAATCAGGCGACAGTCGCAGGCCCTTGATGCAAGACCCACTGTGACAGAGGATACATTGACATACTCCCAGGCGCAAGCGCCTGGGAGTATGTCAATGTCCAGGCGGCGGAGACCCCAAGGTTTGAACCTTGGGATATAAGCCGCTATCCTTGGCCTTTAGGCACCGTTCTTCCAGGCCAGCATTATTGTGTAGCATAGGTTACATATTCCTAAGTATACTTACATTATTACGACGTAGCGCCAACGGAAAGCAGCCTAACAACTCATCCGTTGCTACGTGCGGCTCTTTGAAGCTTCAGCTTCGCGTGGTTGCAGAGTGTAGGACTCTGCGTAAAAGTTGAACCGTTGTAAGAGAGAACAGTGCGAAGCGTGGTCTGTCTCCTTTGGGCGATAGACCCCTGGTCGGGGCATCGAACCAGTGTGGCGATGGTGGACCGTAAGACCGGACAACCGGCAACCACCGATTGAGCCCAGAATCCCAGGCGCTTGCGCTTGGGAGTATGTCAAGACTGATTCTGGCGCAACTGGTGGGCATCTGCCTGACCGGTCAGTGCCAGGTAGGCCGGCTTCCAGGGACCGTAGGAGTAGGTGCGCGCGTTTTCGCGCGCGGCCTGCTGCGGGGTATATTTCGTGCGCTCCTGGACGCGCAGGCGGCGGTAATAGTCCGGCCGCGCCACGGTGCAGAGAACGCGCTCGCCCTGGTAGATGCCCAGGAAGAGACACTCCCCGTCCCGTTCCAGCCAGGCATGCGCAAAACGTCGATTATCCTCCATGAGGCAGATGCCGTGCACCAGCTTGAGCTGCGCCGGGGGCACGTGCTCGTCAGTCAGGAGGTGCACCAGCAACTCCAGGGCATCGTCAAAGCACTGGTGCGTTGGGTGAATGAGCTGCTCAATCTGGCGGTCGCCCTCAAGGGGATCACGGACAGGGAGAGGCTCCAAGCTTAGTTGCCCTCCAGGTGCGCCCGCATCTGCGCCCGTGCCTGCTCAATGCTGGCACGCTCCTCAGGCGTAATCGACGCCAGGACGGCATCGGTTACCACCTGGAGTTCGCCCAGCAGGCCAAACGTAAAGAGCAGGCCACAGTGGGCACACAGGGTAAAATCGCCCATCTGGGGGGCACGGGTCCCATGCGTCGCGGCGTGGCAGTTGAGGGGCTTATCGCAGACAGGACAGGCAAACAGCTGGACGTGAAAATGCTGCATCGCGCTCCTTTATTTGCGCTGGTAGCCCTTGGACTCCATGCAGGCGATATACAGGCGGTCTTTGGCCGACACATTGATCGCGTTCAGGTCCGACGTCGGCGCCACGCGGCTGGCGTCCACCTGGCAGGCATAATTATCCCGCGCATACTCCTCCTGCGTCACCCCCGGCTTACTCCAGTTGATCGTACAGGCCGCGAGTCCCAGCAACACGCCCAGGCACAGCACCACTCGTGTCATCCCGTGTCCTCCTCTCCCTGCCAGACGCGCCGGAGCGCGCCACGCTCAGCCATCTGCGGAGCTGCGTGAGCAACTCGTGTTCGGCCGGCAGCATACGTCTTCCTAGCAGTGCAGGTCCTGCTCCTCCACCTG